GGATTTGGAAATCCCCAAGTTGCAAAGCCCTCATCCATCAGCACATACTGATCTAGGCGCATCGGTTGCTCTACAAAGTTCTCAAACTCTTCCTCCCCCCACCACTGGTGGTACTCGCTACTCTCTACCAACTCAAGTATATGTTCTCTTTCGTCCATCATAGCGTGAATGGGTTGTATTCGTTCATCGCCATTTTCTGCGGAGGGCGAAGCACAGCTTGTCTATTCTCCAACCCAACAGCCAGATACCTAAACGCATCCGCAGAGTGACTCGTGTAATCATGTCTTGGATGATCTCTGAAAACTTTTTTGCGTTCATCCCACTCTTGCCTGTACTGTCGTAACATCTCCAAGCCATCGTATGTTTTCTCCCTGTCAAAGAAACATTTGGGCAGCATCATGCGTGCAGCGTTGATACCGTCTGCTATCTTCATCTTCGGAATAACACGAAAGCGTATGCCAAGACTGAACGCAGTCTCTAGCCTAGACTTGCCAGAACCAAGCTCTCTTACTTCAATGTCGTGCGGAGCAAGGTGATCGCCGTAGTGGTAATCTTTCTGACGTAATACTTCAGCGTAGTGATCCAGCCCAACACCGCTGTTTTCATAGTAGTCAATAACATTAATCGAGCCGCCTCTAAATACTTGCGCAAACCAAATAGCTGTTGAGTCGTTTATACCCAGATCCCATGCGGTATGCACAGGATAAGCAGGGTCATATGGAACCCTAGTAACCCTTCCGTTATCATCGGCATCAGAAAGCAGCTTTCCATAATAGGCACCTATGATAGCAGCGGTAAACGAACATTCATACTCTTGCTCGTATTGCTCTGGCGTCATCTGCGCCCTAGCCGCCTCTAGCTCTTCTTTCTTTACAAGTTCACTCTCAGATGCCTTGACTACCTTCCAGTACCATTGCTCAGAACCTTCTTGCTCCTCTGACTTGGCCTGTTCCAATAGATCAAAAAAATGATTATGTCCCGCTGGGGTGCCTAAAAATACAGCCGCACCTTCCCTATCAGACAGGGCAGGACGTACAACCTCCCCCCACACCCTGGGATTTTGCATGCCAAATTCATCGAATACACATAGATCAAGATAGATACCTCTCAGACTGTCTGGGTTCTCCGCTGACAATAACATCAGCCTGCCACCATTTGGAAAGTCTACACGCAACTCAGTCTCATTGAAACTAACAGCAGGTATTACAGAAGCATAATACTTTACATAATCCCAAGCTATGCGCTTGGCCTGCGTAAAAGTAGGTGCAACAAAAGCAACTCTTGGCCTAGGTAACTCACAAGTCAAAGCGTGTCTAATGAGATGATTGACTGCCCAGACCGTCTTACCAAAACGTCTGTGCATTACCAGCACATTCCAACGCTTCACACTCTTGTGCATTTCTGCTTGTAAGGATCTAGGCTTGTAAGGGATCTTTACCTGCATCACCCTTCCCACATAATCTTCACACCACCGTCAGTAACTTCTACACCAGCACGGTTCTTGCTATCACCATACTGGTCTGGCATAACCTTGCCCACCTTCCAACGTACATGTAAAGCATAATCCCTTAGAACATTAGGATCATAGTTCTTCTCACCACTCAACTGATGCTGATACATAGCCTCAACATCCTCTAGTGCCTTCTCAGCACTCTGCTGTTGAGCAGTCTTGATAGCATTACTAATCTCAGGATCACTGCCCATCCTTGTATACAAAGCAGACCTAGATACACGGTTACGCTCACATGCCTTCACAAGCGTATAACCCTGCATCACATCAGATGCTACCCTGTCAATCTTAGCTCTGGGTATCTTAGCCATGTTCTCTCCGTGTGTGGGATAGTAGTAATTAACACATATATAGAGTGGTCGCGTTGTCTGGGCCGCACGGCAAAAATAACAGCCCCCCGTGGTGCTGCAACACATATCGCATTGTTGATGTGCGCAATGCTACAATGCCGCGCGAACAATGTCTCACTGTGTCGTGATGTTTTGGAATCTCACAAGCATTTTACAACAACAAACCAAGCATTATCATTGCCCAGCTCACTGGTACAATGTGCTGCATTGTTTGACACAATGTAAAAAATATCACATTTGGGGTTGACAGTATAGTAACCAATGGTTATAGGGGTTATATGTTCAATATTTTATGAAGGATCAAAACAATGAATACAAAAACTGCAGATTATAAAGTTGTCGCGCACGGTTCGGTTTTTTTGCTTATGGCACAAAACGAAGCCGCAAGTCTGAACTTGGAAGATTTTTATCAAGATTCTAATTTTAACAAGAATGGTGGGTTAATCATGCTTCCTGAGTTTTTGAACGATTGGATTGACCATTTCCAGAACAACTGGGTTGTGTCAACCGAATAGCAACATCAAGAAAGGATCAAACAATGTCATATGAATATGTATATCGTAACCAGCCCATGTTTTGGGTTTACTATCGTGGCACCAATAATGGTGCTTACATCCGCGCCGCTAGTCACAGCGCTGCAAAGTGGATTTATGCGAATGGTGAGGGGCTATCTTCCATTACATATCTGCAATCTAAAAAATCTTAGAAAGGATCAACAATGTTTATTCACAAAAAATCATCATTTTTTGGAGGTTTGAAAGCTACAAACGCTTGCCTTTCATCATCTGATAATATCGGCAATGTGCGCGATAAAGTGCAAAAAAATTTTTACAAAGAAATGGCTGTTATACATCCTGAACATGGTTGCGTGGCGCGTTTCCGGTTCTATTGCGGCACTAGCAAGGTTTATTGCCTTGCATGGCTTGGCAGTGGTGAGCAGCATGGCAGTGGTTATGGTAGTGCTGGCGGCTATGGTTACTGCAAAGCATCAAGCGCAATGGCAAGCGCGTTAAAGCTGGCGGGTGTTGATATGTCAGAAAACATCAGCGGCAGGGGCGAAATGGCAATGCGCGATGCTGCTTACGCTGTTGGTCAAATGCTGACAGGCAAACGCAAGTTCTACATTCACGAAGCGCACTCGTAGGGGCTAATGATGGACAGGCTAGAAATATTCAACAATGCGCTATTCGTTCTAATCATGGGCCTTGTGATATGGGGACTCATGGGCAGCGAGGCATGGCTATGGCAAGTCTTTAAATGGGCAATAGATACCTTTGCCTAGTACAACCCTACCCATTGGCGGCTAGGTGCCGTCAGTGGGCCTCAAAACGCCAGCAATGGCATGTTAAGAAAGGATCGAACAATGATTATTGGAACAGTTTACCGCATGAATGAGAGGCAACACTTCCCTACTAGCTTAGGCTGGCAAAATATCAAGGTTGTTGATTACAGGATTGAACGCACAGTCTCATACAAAACTCAACCCAATGGCTTTGTGTCATCTACACAAAAAGAAAACATAGCAACAAGTGTGCGCACTGATTACGAATACGCAATTATTGGCTGGGATGATGACAAGCCAAACTCTACTCAAGCAATGTGGATGCCTGGAAGTGAGTTAGAAGAGGACTTGTGTCACAACTATGACATTGTTGATTGCGTTAAATGAACGAGAAAGGGCCGCGTCAGGGGCATCTGGCGCGACCCAATGACTGGTGAAGGATCAACAAAACCAGCCATAACAGAGAGGGTAGCATGACAGCAGAAGAGTTCAAAGCAGAAAGAAAGCGATTGGGCTTAACAATGGTGGCTATGGCTAATCATATTGGAGTTAGTCAACAGGCTATATGGTACTACGAAACTGGAAAAAGATCGGTGCCAAAACCTGTTGAGCTGCTTTTAACAGAGAGAAGGGTAGCAGAGAAGGGGTCAGAGTAATGGTAAGAATTGTTGAAAACAAAGATTGTTCATGGACAGTTTATGTTCCAGCTAAACATGTTGGAGCTTTTGATCTCATTTTACAGGAAGGCGAAGCGGGAATGTCAGAAGCAGAGCCTGCAATAGAAGCTATGGAAAACTGGGAGGGGTTTAAATACGAGAGGCGATAACAAAAAGAGAGAGGCGTGAGCCTCTCTTAGTTTTCTCTTGGGAGGAATATGAAAACACAATGTTACAACACAATGTCTACACTTACAATGTAGACACTTTTTTTATTTAAAAATAATAAAATGCTACGTTGCCATCACTACACTTTGCTAGCAAGTGTCTACACTTTGTGTTTGTAAACAATGTTTCAAATATCATAGATTTTGTTGACAGTCTAGCCTGTTGCATCAATTTTTTCTCTAACAATGTAAAACCATGTTTGAAGAGAAACGATAACAGTGGCATCTGTGGCAGTAAATTCTGGGTTTACATGAGAGAGAAAGAGGCGGCACGACACATCCTGCCTATCGTATTTATAGATTAGCACCGGCATTAGATCCCCTGCTGAGTCTACAGCTTGTTGCCACCACGCATCAGCACCGCCTACAGGGCCACTAGCGTAGCGTTTACACTCTACTGACCATTGTGGAATGTAGATATCGCAGCCACCCTTTGTCTGATATTGAGAGAGGTTGCGGCGCACGTTTGCATAGCCGAGGTGGTCTTTGATCTCGTTGACACACCACCGCTCAAAAGCAGAACCTTTATCTCTACTTTTCTTGCTCATAACCAACAATTAATTTCCTGTAGGCTTTAATTTGTTTGCCTCTAGCAAAACTTGAAGAGGAAACATTCCCACGCCTTGCCCACAATGAAGAATTTTTTTTCTTTCTGCTTGGGGCGTCCTCAACCTTGAATAACGGCTGTTGCAAATCATAACGCCAACAATTTATGTCGCGCATCCTGCGTACTCCACCCTGAGTCACAGCTTCACAGTAAAAACCCATAGCCATCCAGAAATCATTTGCCGCTATATCGGAGCCGCATCGCAAGGTAACCGCAAGAACATTGTATAGGTCTGCCAACTTTAACAAATAACGAACAATCTCCGCGCCATAAAGCTGACCTCGCAGATCGTACTGAATACATGCTTGGTGGATCTTGCAAGTATGGCCCAATGCCCCATAGTAAATGTACCCTGCTGGTTCACCATTGACTCGCGCTAAAATTATTCTTGAATTTTGAATCTCTCTCTCAAAAACCTGCCTTGGATAAAAGGCTAATTCTTCAGCATTTTTTCGTTGCAAACTATCGACATACAACAAGTCTCTCTCTGTTGCTTTTTCAATAATTAAGTTATCCATGACTACCGTAAACCATTTTGCACGTTGGACATTGTATCCTGCCATCAAGGAAGGTTTTGCAAGCAACACACATATCTGCGGCCTGGAGCCGTGCAAACCTACCGTCACCAGCCTGAATATTGTATGACTTCACCTTGCCCAAGCCATGACATTCATCACAGTGGTCTTGCACAACCTCATCAGCCTCAAACCAACAACGCCTACGCACCCAACCGGAGCCGTCACAAGTCTTGCATTTCGTTTCTGAAAAAATCATTGGGTGCAACATCTCCATCGGTAGCCACAAATATCTTGCCCATAGTTTGTGGGCTTGGACGCCTACTGCCTGATAACAGCCGGTTGATAGCTGCCCTAGACATACCAGCACGCCGCGCCAGCTTGGCTTGGCTCATCTTATTTTTTTCTAAATATTCTTCCAAGGTCATATTTTCTTGTATCACAGTGTTGACAGCCTGACAACAAGTATGGTTATGTATGTTGACTATACACAGAGAGAGACAGGATATGCCACAGATACCAGAGTATAGAAAGTTTTTTGGCGCAAAGCACGACAGTGCATCTGGAGCAACTCAGGAGCAGTGGGAGTATGTACTTAAGCTGTATTGCCGACATCTGGGCGTGTCCTTGCCAATGGCAGCTAGACCTTGGTGCGGCATCTGTGTCGAGTATGGCACATCAAGAGTGATTATTGATGGGCAAGACCTGCTTACAGCCACACAAGAGGCCATGACCAAGTATAGAGATTACAGACCGCGCGACTGGGATGATGGTAAAGACAGGGAAGAGTTTGAGGCTTTTCAAGAATACATACCTGACATGATTTTATTTGCGGTGAACGCATTACAAAAGTTTTTTCAACAGGCAAACAGAGTGCGCGGCAACAAGCAGGAATGGCATGAAGAGCAAAAAATTGACGTACCAATCTTGTTGTATCGTGATTTCTTTGGTGCTGGCCTTCAAGTAGATTTGAAGTGTAAGCCACCGCTACGCAACCCAATCAAAAAAGATGGCACAAGAACCTGGCGCGTACCAAAGCCAGAAATCACCCCAACATGGCTACAGACTCAACAACAGTCTGTGTATTGGAAAGCCAGTGGTGAGCCGCCAGCCTTGCTGTATGTGTCAGCGGCTGGCTATCACATAGCAACAGCAGAAAACTGTGAACAGCTTTCAGAGCAAAACCTAGAACGTGCGTATCAAGAAGTTGTGCGCAGTTGGCTGATATCACAGAACTTACTCAAGGCGGCAAACGGAAACTGGCACGATTTAGCTGGTTTGGTCCAGCCAGATTTTAATGAAATAGCAAGGCGTCATGGGCCATCTATCGTAGACGTAGCTAAAAATCTATGGAGTTTCTAAATGTCAAATAATGAAGATGAAGATATTTCTGCAACGATGGGTACTAAAACAAAACACCCTCCCGGATATGCATACTATCAGACTTTTGCAGTGGTTTTGGATGTGACGTACAGAAAAACTTACCAGCAAGTGCGTGCGATGAACGAAGATCATGCGTTGGTTGTTGCTGAGAAACGTGTCAAACAACACCACTTATCGCAAAAAAACCACGGAAACAAATTTGTCAGCGCAAAGGGTATCAAAGCAAAAAGGATCAAAGATGACTGAAGCATACAAATTAGTGCGCAGGGATGACCCAAGCACCAGCCACGATGCGGCAGAACAAATTGATGCAACGGCTATGGAGTCTATTGTAGCTGATGCTATCTGGGCGTTTCGTGCAGAAGGTGCAATAGCAGATCAGGTCTGCGATGCCCTTCCGCATCACCGCTATAACTCAATCACGCCACGTTTCAAAGCCCTAAAAGAAAAGGGCATCATTATTGTAGATGGCACAAAACGTAAGGGCGCATCAGGACGCGGGCAGATGGTTATGTGGCACAAGGAGTTTTACAATGGACAAGAATGAGATTAGCAAAATCGTAGATGAGCTTTTGAACGAAAGGGATCTGCGTATGGATGACTTGTTTAACCGTTTGCAGCAAGTGACAAGAGATCTAGAACTTGTGACTTACAAATGTAACGATTTGGAAAAGCGTTTACTGGAGAAAGACAATGAGGATGACAAATAACAGGCAAGGCAAGGCTTTACCAGACAACCTATGCGAGCTGCTTGCGGAGGTGGGTATGTCTGACAAGATGGATGAAGGTGCAGTGTGGAACTGCCACGGCACGCCCGTGATCTTACACAAAGCCTTAGAACGCATAGCAGATCACACAAACATTTTGTTTAGCGAGCCAACAATAGTGGAAGCCAACTCCCAAGCAAAGGTCGCTGTTATCTGTGTGACTGGCAAGTTAGGTGATAAAACAGCCTGGTCAATAGGCGAGTCTGCGCCATCCAACACAACTAACAGCTACCCATACGCTATGGCAGAGAAGCGTGCCAAAGATCGTGTGATACTCAAGCTGATAGGTGCGTCTGGGTTTGTTTATTCAGAAGAAGAGGCTGATGATTTCAAAAACTCAAAGCCTGATTTGGTGCCAACTCAAAAGAAACCACTAAGCAAAGAAGAAGCAGAGTGGCTTGCACACAACGAGGCAACCTTAGATCAGTACACCTTGAAAGATCTTGAGGTCTTTATGAACAAGCCTTTTACAAAAGCAACGATGCAAAGCATCAAAGAAAAAGACATTGATGCTTACAACGATTTCAAGACACTGTTTGTCGAAACAAGAGAAAAGTTAAAGGAGAAAGCAAATGGCTAGAAGATGGCTACCAGTTATGACAGTGAAACTGTTTACCTACAACGGCAATGGTTCAGCTACACATAGCAACTCTAAATTCAGGCCGCACATCGGCAAACCAGCACAACCTGGCACGGTAACATTCTCACCGGACAAGATGTATGATGTGCAACTGTTTGAGAATGACGATGGCACAAGAGCCGTGCGCTTCCAAGAGGTCATTGAGTACCAAGCAGATGACAATATTGCTGATGATATTTCACAGCCAGCACTGAAACCTGTTGGGCAAGTCGTGCAGATGAAGCACGCAGACAAGGGAGAAATTGACGATGACATCCCCTTCTAATCGCCTTTTAAGCCCCAGAGAGGTGGCTTTAGAGATTTTTGGTAGTGATACCCGCCCAAAGGTACAAAGGGTGCGTGAGCTTATCCAAAGGGGCGATATAGAGGCAAAGAAACTGGGCGGTATGTATTATGTACCCAAAACAGAGATAGACAGGCTGCTCAGTGCCGAAAAAAACTAAAACAAAAAGACTACACGCACCTTCTGGTCAGACAGTCACATGTGATCTTTGCGGAGAAACACATGGACTGATGACTGGAACGTGGGTGATAAACGGAGAGGGAGATCTTTTGTGTTATGGCTACGGAAAAAATTGTTTCGCTACAAGAGTCGCGCAGTCTCAAGGAAGCGCGGATACTAGCATATGATTACTATGCTGCTTTGATATTAGATGGCTGGGGGCCATACAGAATACTAAAAGAACACGGGTTCGAGCCGCACAAAGCAAAACACATTATCCCACTCAATGGTGAGATAAGCGGCGGTTATCTTACAGAGCCATACGTTATTGAATGTCTGGCTCAGTATTTAGCTGCTGGCGGTGAAATTCTATACAGATAAAACAAAGGAAGGATCAAAATGGAACCGACAAAAAATATAAATATTAGTGTGAAGTTGCAACAGGCAATGGATCAAAAGAACAAAGAGCTTGGCACAAGCTATATGCTTTCACAGGCAAATTTTGTAAAGAGAGATCACTTAAACATACCCAATAACTGGCCTAATCCTTGGAAAGAGATTGGTGATGGTATTGTCAGTTTGTTTGGCAAGGAGGTGTTTCGTTATAAAAAATATTTGCGACCAGCGGGGTTTAAGATATACGGACTTTCTATATGCAAAAAGTATTGCAGAGTCTGGCGCGGCAAAAAAGTTTTGCACATATCATTTGCAGCGTGGCGTCCAAACACACACAACACTGTCATGAGGTATTATATAGAAGGCATGCCAACCGACACTGGGTACTCTCGTAAAGAGATGCGTCAGTTGATTGAAGATTTGAAATAAAGACCTAATTACTTGCGCTTCTTAGGCTTCTTCCCTGCCTTTTTCATAGCAATAGCTGTCGCTGCTTGCTTCTTCATCTTGGCAGATTTCTTCTTCATTCCCATGCCGCCTTTGGCTTTCCCATAGTGTCCAGGCATTATGCTTTTCCTTTCTTGGCTTTGTTTCGTTTGGAGATTGCTGCCGCCTTCTTCCTTGCGTCAGCCTTGCTGCTTGCACCCCATGCGCGGAGTGACAGTAGTAAGCGCGTTGGTTTGCCATTCTTTCTCTCTGGTCCCCTCATGTTACCCATGCGTGCTAGAAAGCTAGCCCTGCGTGGATTGTCACCAGACTTTATCGGGCGTTTCAAGTTTGCGCCCGTGGTTCTCTTGAAAAAGTCTCTGCCCTTCTGATTCAAGCCACCTTTTGGATTTTGAAATCTTTTAGCTACCATCAATCAAACCGTGTCTGTATCCGTTCTCTCTGTCGTAAGTAAGAACTTCTTTGCGTGGATCGGGAGCGTAGCTGCAATGAATCCATCCCGTGTTACCGCCAGTATAACATTCAAGTATAAGTTGATCGAACTCTAAGTTGTCTGCAATCCATTTGGCAACAACCATGTTTGACACACCAGCTACCTCAAAGTCAGCAGCCTCACCTTTTGTATGCTGAGACTTCATTGAGCTACCAATCACAACACACAACTCTGGGCAACGGTATCCAGACGTAACTGTTACAGGGCCAAACTCATCACGCACTGGTTGCAAAATCTTGTCACACAGATCAATAATATTATCTATCGTGTCTTGATCTGGCTCATTAGGGATACCCTTACGCTCTGCTGTTTGGCTTTTGGTAAGCTCACGCAGTGTAAAGTTTTGTGACAGTCTCATGCACGCGCTTTCTTTTTACGCTTGCCCTTGCGTAGTTTTGCAAAGTCAGCAGCAGTAATCTTGTCGCGTGGTGCGGCTACCCTTGCAAGTTTCTTTTGCTTTGGAGAGTATTTTGTACCTGGCATTACCTTCTCCTTTTGCCGTTCTTCTTCAACAAACTTTCAAGCATCTTTGCTTGTCCTGCGTGTGCCTTGGATGCACCGCGTAACTTCTTGGCAACCTTCTTGACCTTTGCCTTTGCAGTTTTCTTCATCATTTCTTTTTCGCCTTTTTCTTACGCAGTAAATCTGCATCTGCCTTGCGTGCGCCACCCTTGCCCGTGGCAAACGAACGAACGCGCCCAGCCGCCCACTGATGCGCAGAAACACGCGGTCTACTGCCCTGAGAATAGTAAGCTCCTAATCCTCTGGAATACACTTTACTGAGCGTTGACTTTGATATGCCTGATGACTTGGAGTATTTGGCTATGACTGCTGCTTTACTCATCCGCGACTCCTCTGCCTGCTAATCCTGTCCATCATAGCTTTGGTGAGCTTGCCCTGTTTGTAAAGTTTTTTTGTGCGTTTGATCTCTGCTTCTCTTGCCGATGGATTCTTGGCACCGCGTACATACTTTCGTGGCACACCGCCCTTTGTCTTTGGCACCTTTGGAAACTTTCTAGCCATTACTTTTTGCCTCCAAAAAACTTTGTCGCTGCCCTCGTACCAAAGCTGGCACTTACAATTATGCCAAGAGTGTATCTGTAGTAGTCTGGCATAGCGTTCAAAGCAGTAAACCCCTCAGATACAATGTTGCGTCCCCACTCTCCACAAAAGGCTAACACAAGAGGCACAGAGAACAAAATCGTAAGCCACTCGTCTTTCCAGCTATGCTTGCTGCCCTCAGCCATAGTCAGATCCCAATCAATCTCACCCGTGGCCTTCTTTTCCATAATAGTCGCTTCAGCCTTTGCCTTTGCGACTTTCGATGCAGCTTCAGCTTTCTTTGTTTCAACCTTGCCTTCAAGCCAAGTACCTGCCAATGAAGATATTGGACCCAATAAAGCCTGTAACATTAGTGCCTCTCCGAGTTTAGCCAGACTGCTAGGCTGCCTGTCATTGCACCAGTCACGACACTTATAAGACTAGCTTGTTGTGTGGTAAGATCAGGCTGTGACAATGCCCATTCTATGCAGCGGATGTAAACACCTGTCATTACTAAGATACAAAAACGCGGCAGTATTTTAAGCTCAAGCATCTTTCTTGCAACATCTTCTACTGTCATTTCTGGCTCTCCCTAATCGCTTTCATGGTTTCACGCATTGATGGTGGGCGCGGCGCATCCCTCACAAAATCACACAAAAATTCACGCGGGAACCATTCATCTAGCCGAAAGTTAATGGTTTCTTGAATATTGTACGCACCACGGTACACACACCACCTCTGATCTTCAATCTTTTCACAACCTACCAAGCGACAAACAACATGCTCTGGCTCTGCCCTAGCGGTGTGCGCCTTCAGCAGCATCACAAACGTAACCAATACAGCGCAGCCAATCAGTCCCATTACAATCCAAGCAACAATTTCTACAAACTTACGTCTGCGTTGCCTTTGAATATACAAAGTTTCTTGCCGTTGTTTTCTGATCTTGCCCTCCATAGCAATAAGCTCATCCCATTTGGACTTGCCGTACATCATGCCTATGAAGTTTTTGAGGTCGGTTCGTTGCTGTTCTGCGTTTCGCTTGGCGGCGAACGTCTCCATAGCCTCTTGCTCAACCGATTTTCCAGCAAAGAGCTTTTTAAATATTGGGGGATTCTTGGCTTCTTTTTCCAACATGTCTAGGTCGCTGAGTGCGCCCATCCATCTGCCAAGATCAGATGCCATGCTTTCTATATCACGCCCTATCTGTATGCCTTTTTTAACGGCGTTGAAAGCGGCAGTGGCAGTAGCCATAACGGTAACTGGATCCATCAGTACACCTTTGTTTCTTCAGTTACCAAGACTGGCAAACAATAAGCTGTGATTGTGTTTCCTTGCTTGTGCAGTTGTTGTGCAAAGTACACGCAGTCATCA